GAGTGTAACCACATCTGCAAACAGTTTCTCAGTGTTTGTCATAATCAAATACTGCCCTAGATCTTAGTTTCTCGATCTTCTGATTATGCTCGATAGATGCTTTCCAGCCAGCTGATCTACCGACCCAATATCCACGCTCAAACGCCTGGTCTTTAATTTTCCATACAATCATAACTAAAACTGATAGACCTAGCATGATCCAAAAAAATATCAGACCATCCTGTCTAGCTTCTAGCCATATGTTATTCATTTGTAGCCCTACCTTCTATGCACACGCTTTGTGGCATGTCAATAGTGTGACACTTGTGTATGACTTTGTGGATGATTTAGGGCTTAATTTTGATAACGATTTGATAACGTTATTTGTAGAGTTTGCCCTCAAATATGAAGCTGCCATCTGCATTAATAGGTATGGTTATAACCTGAACCTTACGCTCATGCACGTAGGCCACAGCAAAGCCTTGTTGCCAGTTAGCATAGCCCCTTGTGTACGCCATGCCTGAACTGCTTAAATCAACGAGATTTCCGACTTCTACTCCCCATACAGTACGCCCTAATTGGCCTCTGGAAGCCTCTGTAAAGGCCGATACCCCTAGTCTATGGGTGTGACCACAGACCACGCTCTTACCTAGCCTTCTAGCCCCGTTTAAGGCCGTTTGTCCAGGTACTTGGCTAAGAGGGAAAGCGTCACCATGAACGGCTGTCCAGCCTGGCGCCCAATCGAGCCCAAAGGGGCTGAACTTGATGCCGAGCTTGTCATATCCCATAAAACGCTCATACTGCATTTCTGGTAAGTTGAGGAAAGATGGTAGTCGTTTTTTAATTGATCGGTAAAGTCTGATTCCATGGTTACTTCCTAGTACATCCGTTACGCCTAAGTATGTTAGGACTTCTTGTGTTTGTTTTCTATCGTCGTTTATATTGCCAACCATCTCGTCAATGGTGCCAGCATTAAAACCACCTAGCTGTGGTAAATCAATTTCATCACCAATGCATATAGTCCTATGCGGATTCCATTTAGCTAAAAAGCGGCCTACTGACTTGACAGATTTTTCATTAAAAAAAGGAACTTGCAGATCTGATACAAACGCTATGCGCTTAATCGTCTTCCTCGTAATCATCTAGGGGATCTCTTATTGGATCTGTAGTATCAACTATCCAATCTGGATAACTTGTACGATCCATAGCAAAAGCCAAAGCCGTAGATTCATCCATACCATTTTTACGGCAAGCCTTATATACCTCATTGGCTGCAATAGCCCAGTAATCTAACTTAGTTAAGACAGGCTCTTTAGTAGTCCTGCGCTTACGCACCATCTTCTTTGGTTTGCGTTTAGTAGCCATATTGAAATTATGACTTACTTATGATAATGAACAGTTCATCGACACGCTGTTCTAGCCGACTACTTCTTTCGTCAATCCTGTCAATGGCATCTTTTATCGAGCTGCCACTATTCGGGCGAAGTTCGTTTAGCCAGCCTTTAACTAAGAAGCGAAGCCCTATGAGACCGCCTGATAGCACGGCGATAACGCCAGCGCCAAAGCCAGCCCAATCTCCCGCTGTCATTTCGCATCTGCACCGATGCCATAAGCATTATCGGATTTGTCTAAAGCCCTAGCTGCTGGACCAGCAAGTGCTGCAACTACTACAGACAGTGCTGGGTCTAAACCTAATTCATTACTTGCTAAAAATGTTAAAAAAGATACTAATACCCCACGTGCGTAGGACTTTAGTATTGCTTTTTGCTTCTTGGTTATTTTCATATCTTGCCCCCTAGTAGTGGTATATCGAACGGCTTAGGATCTTTATCGCCTAACTTTGTAAAGCTAATGTGTATGTGCTTCTTATGTGGGTTGATACCCCGGTATCTGCGCCACTTAAATCCAAACCTTCTTGATGCAATAAAGCCATTATGGATTACGTAAGATATGCGCTTATCGGTTTTAGCACAGACCCTGATCTGGTCAGCCAGATATATCGAGAGCTGCTCGGATGTATCCAAACGACAATCAATATCAATGGCTCGGACGACCCCAGATTTGTCTGGATTATGATCCGATTTGCTGGCGGAATGACGAGCATCACCAATCCACCCATCACTGGTAGAGCGGCGATCTGGATACCAGGTATCAATTTGTTCTCTTAACTGGACACCAGCTGCACAAAGCCAAGGCTTCATTAGCCTAGTATGGTTTTTAATTCATCGGCAGTTAAACCTAAACGATTAAGAATTGCTTGGCGATCTGCTTCTTTTGTTTCGGCTTCGGCTTTTTGGGTTGCTGCATTAGCGGCATCAATTTCCATCTGAGCGATTTCCTCAGCAGTTGCATCTCTGACAATTTCCTCGCCAGTTTCGCAATTAACAATTTTTACCTGTGGTTTATTTTTTGACATTTTAAGCCTCTCCATAAAGTGTTACTGAGCCGCCACTCATTGAAGCGCCGCCAGTTTGAAAAATTGTAATACTCGTTATCGCAGCACTTCTGTTATTGTAAACAGCACGAGAATTCCAACCAGCACGAGAATTGCCGCCATAACCAGAAGCAGTAACAAATTGACCACCAGTAGTGTCCGTATATTGCGGAATTTCAACCTGCGCAAAAGATAAAAATGAACCCGTACTTGATGTAGCATAAATAATTGGAAGATAACTGTCGCCTGCTGGTACATAGTCACTAGTTCCATTATCTAAAGTTCTTGCATCAAAATAATAAGCAGTTCCACCACTATCGCCATTAAGTCTTAAACTTAAAAAACTTACGCCAGAACCATAATAAGATTTAAATATCAGTTTTAAGTTTTTATAAGTTGTTGGAATTGAACTTAATGTAACGCTTGAACCTGATAATGTTGTAGTGCTAATTAAAGTTATACCGCCACTTGATGGCGCAGCCCATTTTAATCCTGTAGCTGTTGATGAGTCGGCTGTCAATACTGTGTTATTTGTGCCAACACCTAATCTTGCATCAGTTGTAGAGTAAGTATAAAGATCGCCTTTGGTAGTTAATGGTGATCCACCACCTACGGCTACCCATGCGCTGCCAGAGTATGTAAGCACTTCATTTGTATCTTTTAGATAACAGGCATTACCTTCTTGTGGTGACGTAACAGCTGCATCTCTAGCTGTTGCATTAGCAAACACCCAGATACCTTGCATTAAATAGCCATCTACATCGGCTGCGGTTAATACCTCGCCTGTAGTGAAATCCTTAAAACCTAAACCTGCTGCCATCTCTACTCCTTAGTAACTTAGGACATTATAGTCTAAAGTGCCATAAATGCTATTATTTAGGATAAAAGCGTCTATAACTGGCTCTAGTGTCGTGAACGTGGTTTTCCAACTATTCGGGGTTATATTCATTTTTACCCCAAAAATCTGTAAAGTTTTTTCTAAAATTGATCCACCAGGCTGGGTAGTCTTAACTGTAATTGGATCAAAAAAGTCTAGGCCTAAGGCAGCTACTATGCCTGAATTATAACTAGGTGTATATAAGTCTAGGACTATGGCATCCACACGTATAGAAGTTTCTTGCCTAGAAGCAATATAAGCCTGGGCATAATCTAGGGCTACGGCATCTGATTGCATTAATAGGTTATCTAAGAAGTAACTATGCAAAAAGTATTTATCTATGCTGGCTTGATTTAGGGCTACCTGTGGGCTACCACCAGCTCTAGTAATAGTAGCTTTATTAAATACCAATACGTCATTTAATATCCAAGTTGCATCAAAGTAAGATATACCAGATCCATCATCTGCAAACACTGTAGGTGTGCCACCAATAGATCCAGCCGTTACGCCTCTATCTTGGAATACAAAGTTATTGTCGGCATCAACGTAAATAGCGCCATATTCAGAATTGGCTACTGTAAATAGTGCTTGTAATGCTGTGCGGTTAGTACCTGGATCTGCCTGTAATGTAGTAAGACCTGGATCAATATCTCGCTGAGATGCTGGCCATGAAATCTGATCTAAAATATCGTCCACACGTGCGCCCGATAATTGACCAGCGCTAGTGCCAGCCACTGTGCTTATCTGTGCTAGTTGGGCTAATCTAAAAGCATCTACAGCTTGTATGGTAGTAATTGCCACACCTTCACCATCATCTGGATAAGTTGTAACATAACTTGTAATGTATCCTGCGAATATAGGATAAGTTACTGATCCATAATTAGCCGTAATCTGCACCTTTTTCATAGGCGTTAATAAATTGTAATAAGGCCCTGATGAGTTCTGTGGGTTAAAATCGCCATTTTGATCTGTTATACGTAGAGTAAGTGAACCTGTTTGAAACTCATCACTAAGAGCAGTACGGCCTCTATTGGTTTCAATTCTATTTACTTGATTAGATACATCTACGATTACAGCTGTGGAATCCGATAATATATTAACGTCTAATTGACCTTCATCTAAAATCATGGCCTGAGCAAAACTAGGGCCAGTGCTAAAGTTAATTACAGCATTTATTACAGGTAATGTCATTATGGAAGGCTGCCAGCTGGTGTAGTGCCATATCCGCTTCTACTTGCTAATTGGATACTTTCGGCTATTAATTGAGAGAATCTATCGCCACTATTAGCTGTATCAACAGTTAAGGTCAAATTAACAGGTCTGTTGCCAGATTCCCTAAGTCTTTCCATAGATATTTCTGCCGCACTCATGCCAGCATAATTAGGTGAACCTTCTAATGTAGTGCCTAAGTTTTGGAAATAACTGGCTGGTAATGCTGGTATTGCTGGTGTTAATGGTGTTGATGGTGATACAAAAGTTTTTTTGTTTTGCATACTTGATTCACTAAGGGCTATTAAGGCTCTCAATGCGTTCATTTGTGGCGCTATAGAATCTAGCGTTGCTCTCACAAAGGCTCTTAAAGCTGCAATCATTTCCTCGGTTGCTTTAGCTGCGTTCATTTCAGCCAATATCTTTTTAGCCAATGCTTCATTGTTATCTAATATGGCTAATTGCGCTTGTATGCGTAATTTTGTTTCTTTATCTGTTGCTTCATTTAAGGCTACTGTTAAGCCTATGCGCTCTAGGTCAAACTTGTCTTTTAATTGATCTACGGCTGACTTCTTCTTTAGTTGATCAATTTCAGCCTTACGTAATGTAACAGCATTTTTAATGGCCTGAGTTTCTTGCCTTCTCTGTTGCGCATTAACTCTACCTGCGGTTCTTTCTTGACCGCCACGATCTGTTTCTTGGCGACCTGCGCCCCTTAATGCTTCTGTAGCTCTTAGCACTGCACCAATGCCGGGTATGTTTCTTAAGAATGAACCATCTATGCCAGGTACGTTTGTAATCTCTTTTAATTTAGCCGCTACCTTACCTAGCCCGACTAATACCTCGCTAGTAGCAGTAGCAAAATCTTCCATGCTGTTAGTTACACTTGCAATGCTATTATCTTTACCTAAAGCGCTTAATGCATCTAATAAACCTTTACCAATAATTTCACGTGAGTTGGCTGCGGCAACAGATATTAAACTTAACTTTCCAGCATAGGTATCTAATCTAGCTGCGGCTTGGCCTGAAAACTTGTTATTAAGTTCGGCCATAATGTCGTCCATATTGCCAGCCTTTAATA